TGAAGCAATGGATACTGACGCTATCGTAGCATCAGCACTTGATATTATAGCTGATGAGTGTACTTTAAAAAATGAACATGGAGAAATGCTCCATATTCGTTCAGCGGATGAAAATATTCAAAAGATATTATACAACCTATTCTATGATGTGTTAAATATCGAATTCAACTTATGGAGTTGGTCTCGTAACATGTGTAAGTATGGTGATTTTTATCTTAAATTAGAAATAGCTGAAAAATTTGGTGTATATAATGTAATACCATTCTCAGCTTATTCAATTATACGTGAGGAAGGTACAGATACTAAAAATCCTACTTATGTAAGATTTAAATATGACCCAACAAGTGTATCTGGTATCACAACACCACAAACACAATATGCTTTAGGTACTGCTACATCAGATATTTACTTTGAAAACTACGAAATGGCTCACTTTAGACTAATAAGTGATGTTAACTATTTACCTTATGGTAGAAGTTACTTAGAACCAGGCCGTAAGATATTTAAACAAATGGTTTTAATGGAAGATGCGATGTTGATTCATAGAATTGTTCGCGCTCCTGAAAAACGTATTTTCTATATGAATGTAGGTGCTATTCCTCCAAATGAGGTAGAAGCATTTATGCAGAAAACAGTACAAAAACTTAAAAAAGTACCTTATATTGATCCACAAACAGGACAATATAACCTTAAGTACAATATGATGAACATGATGGAAGACTTTTACATCCCTGTAAGAGGTAATGACCAATCAACTCGTATTGACACAGCGAAAGGTTTAGAATATAACGGTATTGAAGACGTTGCTTACTTAAGAGATAAATTATTCGCTGCTCTTAAGATACCTAAAGCATTTATGGGCTATGAAAAAGATTTAACTGGTAAAGCGACATTAGCTGCTGAAGATATTAGATTTGCTCGTACAGTTGAACGTATTCAACGTATATTACTATCAGAATTAACTAAAATTGCATTAGTACACTTATATACTCAAGGATATGATGGTGAATCATTAACCAATTTTGAATTATCATTAACAACACCATCAATCATTTACGATCAAGAACGTGTTAACTTAATGAAAGAAAAAGTTGACTTAGCTTCTCAGATCATGGAAAATAGTTTATTACCAACTGATTGGATCTATGATAACTTATTCCACTTCAGTGAAGATCAATATGATGAATACCGTGATTTAATTATTGAAGACAAGAAACGTAAGTTTAGATTAAATCAAATTGAAGAAGAAGGTAATGACCCAGCTGATTCTGGCCAGGTATATGGTACACCATCTCAATTAGCTACAGCTTATGGTAAAGGTAGAGGTGATGGTGCTGTTCCAACAGGATATAATGAAAAGAATCCAAATGAACCAGTACATTTAGTAGGCCGTCCTAAAGCTTCAGTGTCTAATATTAATAGACAAGACAATGCATTTGGTAAAGATCGTATTGGTGTTAAAACTTACAATACAGCTGGTGCTGATGAAGAAGATAGCTTAGCTAAAACTCAATGGAAAGGCGGTTCACCACTAGCGTTAGAAACATTTTTAAAAAACAAAGCAATGTTTGAAAAACTACCAGTTAATCGTAAGACAACATTATTTGAAAATGGTATGTTAGATGAGAACAATATTCGCGATGAAATTAAATAAACTACATATTTATAAGTAGTATCATTATACTAGACTATGCGTATTAAACATAACAAATTTCGTAACACAGGTGTTTTATTTGAGCTATTAGTGCGTCAAATAGCATCAGATACGTTAGCTAATGCTGAATCAAAAGCGGTAAAAATTGTAAAAAAATATTACCACAATAGCGAAATAGCTAAAGAACATAAGCTTTATCATACTATACTAACCGCCCCACGTTTAAGTGAGGGTAAGGCTGAAGCGTTAATTAACACAACTACTGATCTAGCTAAAAAATTAAGCAAAGAAACATTACTTAAAGAAAAATATAGCTTAATTAAAGAGATTAAGAAACATTATAACCTTGAAAGTTTCTTTAAAGCTAAAGTTAACAACTATAAAGCGTTAGCTGCTGCTTATACATTATTTGAATCAGCTATGGAAAACAAGTTTGTTGAGCCTAAACAATTAGTGCTTAATAAACTTACCTTAATGGAACATATCACTAAGAAAACATTAGTTGAAAATACAGAATCAGAAGTATCACAAGTTTTATCTAAAGAAGATAAAAATGTACGTATCTTAGCATATAGAATGTTAATTGAGAAATTTAATAGTAAATATTCAACATTAAGTGACCGTCAAAAATCAGTACTTAAGGAGTTCATTAACAATATTTCTAATCCTGAACATCTTAAAGTTTATATCAACGAGAACCTTAATAAAGTTAAAACTGAATTAAGTGATTTAATTAAACAAGTTGACGATAAGACAACTGAAATTAAGTTAAACGAAGTTATAACGTTGATTAAGCCGATTTCTAACAAGTCGTCTGTGAAAGATGAACATTTAGTAGCATTACTTCAATATCAGCAACTAGCTGAAGAAATCAAAAGGATTGATTAAATGATGTACGTCATTGAAAATAGAATCTTACAGGAGCAATTATTACAAGAAGCTTTCTTAGATAGTGTTAAAGACTACGCTAAAGAAAAATATAGCAAGGCAATCACTACAATCAATGACTGGAAAGATTTAGCTGTTGTTATGGGTAAAGTAATATCAGACCCAACAACATTAAATCGTTTCGCGGATGACGTTTGGAGAAATTTCAAAGTTAACACATTAAAAAAATTAACAGCTCTTTTAGAAAGGATGGGTCTAAATGACTTAATCACTAAAATTAAATCTGTTGTTGATAAAATCACTAATTTAGATGGATGGAAAAAATTCTTAGCAGCCGCTGGAATTGGAGCTATGGTTAATTATGTGGTTGAAAAAATGGCAGGACTTGCTCCAGATGCTGTTAAAGTTTTTTTACAAAAATATGTATCTGAAAAAGGTTTAGGAGAAATTTTATCTAAACTAACAGATTTTAAATCTTATGTAGGGTGGTTACAACCTATTATTAAAGGTGTTGACATGTTATATGATGTTTTAAAATCAAGTATTAATAAATTTAAGTCACAAGCTAATCTTTTTACACAACAGATAAACTTGATAAAAAAAGAAAATATGTTACCTAAAGATAAAATTAAAGAAAGATTAACTACTAAGTTAAAACAAGAAATGTCTATGACAGGCACTGGCGCTTCTGTAACTCCAGGAGTTGGTGCTGGTGTAGCAACTAAATATGCTTTTGGTAAGACTAATAAAACAAAACCTTCAGGCTGGAAAGACGCTCCATCAGTTCCTAATCGTCCATCTAAAGCTATGGATTATAAAGAATTATGGGAGATAGAACGTGATCAAGAAGTAAAAATAACAAGTGGTCAATATGCTGGTAATACAGCTATTGTTCATGATTTTGATTCTGAAAAAGATAATGTATCTGGTGATGATTGGGTTGATGTTTTAATAGGTAGTAAAAAAGAAAAGAAAACAGTTAAAGCATCTGAGTTAAAACCATTAAAAGAAATGGATGCTCAAAATTCTAACACAGATGAAATTTTAACTTACTTACAAGCTGCTAAACAAAATGGTACTTTATCACCTGATGCTCAAGAAGTATTTTTACAATGGATGAACACTCCAGGTGCTTCAAGAGAAGAAATTATTAAAGTGTTAAGAAAGTTAACAGGCATGTATTTAAAAGAAGGATATGCTCAATTTAGAAACTCAACTAAACAACGTTCTAAACCAGATCAATTCCATCAAGCTGTTAAACAAGTAAAACAAAAAATGAACGAAATCAATCGTATATTTGAATACGTTGATCGTTTAAAGAGTGAATTAAGTGAAGGTGAAGACTTAAAATATAAAAAATATACTGAAAATGCATTCCAACAAATTAAAGAGAGTGCAAAACAATTATTTTTAAAATCAACAAAATTAAAATAAAATGGCAGACAATTTTGACATGAAAAAATTCCTAGCTGAAAATAAGTTAGGACCATATGCAAAAAATCTAGTAATAGAAAACCAATATGATGATGAGGATGAAGATTATGATCTAAATGCCGCATTTAAGGCATCTCCAATGTCTCATTCATATGAAGATGTATTAGATATTTTTAAATCTTATGAAGACGAAAGTATACTTAATAACTTTAA